CCTTCTGGTTTTGTAAAGCCCACTCTTATTTCTAAGGAGTTGGCTGACTTTCTTGGAAAGCCTGTTGGCACTGAGTGGGCTCGCACTGAGGTAACTCGTGAGATTAACGCCTACATTAGGACTCATAGTCTTCAGGATAAGGAGAATGGACGCAAGATTAATCCCGATACCAAGTTGCGCTCTCTTCTTCAGTTGAAGAAGGGTGAGGAGCTTACCTACTTCAATCTTCAGAAGTATATGTCTCCTCACTTTGCCAAGGCTACTCCTGCTGTTGCCGTTGCTTCATCTTAAATAATTGTTATAACAAATACAAATACAAATACAAATACAAAAACAAAAACAAAAACAAAAACAAAAACAAAAACAAAAACAAAAACAAATACAAATACAAATACAAATACAAATACAAAAACAAATAAAAATGACATACGAACCTATGTCATTTTTAATATATTATACGCTTGAATATTTACAACCAGTCTCCTGACACAATATCCCCATAAGTTTCAATTCCATGATAAATAGTTTCACCTGATTCAATAACACCACCTACATAATCATGGTGTTTAAAATCATTAATTGCAGAACCTGCATCTAAAATTGTGGAACTAGCATTGCCTACAGCACCTCCAAGGTGGCTAGTAATTTCAAGTCCTTCGTGAACAATATGTCCGACTTCATGAACGATATGACCGAGTTTCATTTTATTATATATATATATTTTATTTTATGTATATTTACATATATATTATCTATTCATAAATATAAAGTTTTCCTTTTCCATTACTTCTATTAGTCGTTTATAATCGATTGGGCCATTCATTATTTTGATGTTATCATACAATTCTAAATTATTATAAGATGAAATATCAAATAAATCTATAATTTTAGAAGCATCTTGTATATATGTAACCAAATCGGCATTATCTGTTAATAACCATTTGTAAAAGCATTGTTTATCTGCTTCAATGATAGTAGTAGATGTATCATCAAATATTTTATTTTCATTTATAATTTTACAATATTCTTTATATTTTTTAAACATTTTATATGAATTAAATATTGTCATATTTTTATAATTTTGTGGTTTTTTGCAAGGTAAATAATCGCACCCAAACATAATACATAATTGCCTAAACTCGTATATATTCATATCCAATGTTCTTATAATTCCTTGAAACTCATATAAAATTGCAGTTGAAGATGTCAAACTTATATAACGAAGAACGCGTTCACAACCATATACAAACATATCTGTATCCTCGCTTAGACACGCATATACTATATTTTTTGAAACAAGTTTTGCACAAAGCATATCTGCTTCTCCTGGTGATTCATAATACGTCATTCCATAAGCTTGTAATAATGTTTTTGCATTTTGAATATGTTCAGATTTAAGAATCACAAACTTTTTCTTCAATCGATCCATCATGTTACGAATTTCTATACTATTTGTTGGAATAGTAATAGTCGTCTCTTCGTCATATTCTACAACTGTATTGCCTATATTATTTTCACGCGTCGATGCAATATCAGTTTCTTTACTTGACTCAGCATCAGATGTGATTTCATCTAATATTTGCTTTAAACGATAATATTCTTCGCGTGCATTCTTTTTATTCTTTTTACGAAATGCAATCGTATCATTTTTTTCAGCAGGCGGTTTACCGTCAAATATGAAAATTGGAACTATATTGTTCTCTCTAAAAATAGATATCATTAAATATAAATTTTCTAATAATGCACCCTCACTAAGAAATTTATAAAGATATATACTTATATCGACTACAATTTTTTTCCCCGATAAAGAGGATAAATTTATACATGATATAGAGTCTTTGCATTTTTCTTGAAGAAACTTGTTCAACATGCGAATCCCCATTGTTCTTACCTTGTAGTTCCTATATGCGAATATGCGAATATGTGAATAGTATTTTGTTTTATATACTATGTATTATATATTTTACACATCAATTTTTTAGAAAAAAAAATTGATGAATAATAATAATTATATCTACTTAAAATATTACACATTCTATATAATCTATACAAGTATTCATTCGTTTGTTCGTTTGTTCGTTTGTTCGTTTGTTCGTTCATGCCGCTTACAAGAAGTCAAAATCTTCAATTAAAACAGTTGCAGCAATTACAAGAATCGCAGCCACATGTAAATACAAATATACACAAAAATAATAAACATAATTATAGTATAGATTTCATAGACGCATCAATCGAATGGAGAAAAAATAAAATTAAAAGAGATAACTGCACATTTGAATATATTATTCCCCGTCAGTAACAGTCATTCGCATCGTATTTAATAATATTTTGTCACTAGATACATGATTTGCTAATTTATGCTCTAATCTAACTATAGTTTTTAATAAATCATTATTTTTATAATTTTCACCAATAAAATGAACAAAACTATCAATATTACTCTCTTCCTTTTTAAAATTTATTAAATTTGTATTGTTATCGATACACCATAGTATAAAATTATTAAAATTAGATATTAAAATTGCCACAATAATATAGTAAGCAAACACATTCGTCTCTTCTTTATAAAATTTTTTCACTATAATATGATTTGCGTCATTGCATGTTGATATAATATTATAATCAAGTCCCATAAAGTTCAAAATTTTAACGCATTGAAATAATGAAAATACGGATTCATGTTGCATAAAATCATAAAACATATTTAAAAACATATTTTTCTTATCTATATTATCGCGATTAACATTAACTGTAACTATATGAGGTTGTCTTTTTAATGATACTGAGTGGATTTTATTGATTTTATGTAAATTATTTATAATTCTTTTCCTAGTATTTAAAGGTTTAAACAATGTTAAGTTATGTCTATGAATATCGAAATAACATTCAAAAAATACATTCATGATTCTAGCCCATATTTCACAATATGATTCATATATTTTAATACGTGTTTGTATTGAAAAAAAAGTTTGCAGTTTTTTGTTAGCAGATGATATATCTAATGTAGAAAAATCCATACCATAGTTGTGCATAGTTTCGTGCATAAATACTTTAAACCATTCTTCTTTCCTATATACTACAATCTGCCCATTGGTTTGACATACATCAGAAACACCACCATTCACGTGAAGTGGTTTAAATACCTTATCGTTATCCCCATGATGATGGTCATGGTGACTGTCATGGATATGGTCGTGGACATGGTCGTGGTCGTGGTCGTCTTCATCTGATACATCATCTTCATCTATATAATCTAAGTTTCCAAGACTATCATTATTTTCCGATTTGGGTAGTTGTCTTTTAAATGGTGTTAAGTAAATAAAACATTCCAAATTTTTACCACATTCTGCATCGGCATATTTTGATAAGATACTTAACCATATATATATTTTCAATACACAATTTTTAAAATAAGATGCGCTTTTCTTTTTTATGTTATTTATTTCATAATTACTATTTTCAAATATTACAAAATTTATTTTAACCGTTCTTCCATTCACTAAATCGCAGTTATATTCTAATACCATTTTTGATTTTTTTTTAATATATTTTACAATTTTAGAAGGTATATATGAACTTTTCAATATGGATTGATTGATTGCTCTATTGTTTTTCTCTATGTTTATTAATTTATGTTTGAAACACGATGATGACAATTTATTTTTAAAAATATTATATTCTATATCCATTTCAGTATACAATTTTAATATTTGTTCGTTTATTTCAGACTGTCTTGGATTTTTAGAATTACTCGACAATTGTGTTTTATTCATTTTTTTAATTTTATTATACATTTCATCATTTTGTCGCATCATTTTTAGAAAATTATGTTCATCATTATTTAAACTAGAGATGGGAATGGGGTTGGGGTTCGCATGTTCCATATGTATTTACAATATAGTAGTATATGTATTACTAATATAATACTATATTTTTTTCCCTGTATTTTGTATTACTCCTCAATATTTTCAAATACATTTATGCCCCCTTTTTTTGTCCTTAGTTTGGATCGAACACGCATTAAATGAATTGATACTGTCGGTGGTTTTGAGAAAACATAATTTATTAATTTTGCATTATTCGTCATAAGAAGGATTTTAGCAAGTTCATCATTCTGATTAAATTTTGCCATAGTTCCATCTTCAAGAACACGTGTATTTCGTCCATTAAAAAATTCAGTATCAATATCTACATCATCAGGACGAAGACTAACTTTTTTACCATCTATTGTTGTATTTGGTATTTTCTTACCAGCAACTTTCGCTAAATCTACATCCTGTGAAATACGTGATAATATAGAAGTTTCGTCGTAATATTTACTCTTTTTGTTTGCATCCATTGTAAATAACAAATAAAATTCTGGCGATCGTTTTAAAAATTTATTTGCTTGATAATAATGCTCCACCGAAAGCCATCTATGTCCATCAAGAGTAAAAGGATCACACCATTCATTTGATAATTTTTTACGCCAGTTATTCCTACCTTTACCACTAGCAATAAGCTGAAGAAATGCTTTTTTATCTTTATTTGAAACATAATCACCTTGGGCACGCCCAGGAAGTTCGTCTGCTGAACCTATATGGTATATCAAAACAATAGATGGATTAAAATGAGGATTTGCGGTAAGAACATGATTTGCATCTGCTCCGCCTCCACCTCCGCCTCCTTGTGCCAAATTTCCTATATCTCCTAATCCTAACTCCTGTTGATAAAAAAGAATAAATTGTGGGATTTTTTGGTATGCACCTGAAAATGATTCAAGGCTTCCTTTAGATGATTCAATACACCTATTTGCAATTTGTAATTTAATACAGAAAGGAATTTCAGGGAATGTAAAAATTGCTGTATCACGATATGTCGCCAACTCATAGTGCGAACCTGTATGTGACAAAATAATATAGTAATCAGGATTAATAACTGTCATTTCTTCTATTTTCGATTTATCTCTCGCTTCTGTTGCTTCTCTTTCACTCATAGCCTCTACACCACCCATACCTTTTTTATCTGTAAGTAATACATCTATTTCCTTTCTTCGTGTTTCATCGATATTGCTACCGCATATAATAACATTAGATTCTGTATATGGTTTTTTATTTTGCTCAATATAGTCGCGATATGATAACACGATAAATTTAATATTTAAAATAAGTTCTAAACTAGATAGTGCCCATTCATCCCCCCAATATTCACTTGTCATTTCACCTTTTCTTATAATAGCCTTTAATGATTCTAAACTTTTTACCCCCTTCATAAAATATACCAATTTCAGATATTCTTTAAACATTTCAGTTTCGCGAAGTATTTCATGATATCTAGCTACATTGGCATCAGACTGAAGTTTTAAAGCAATTTTATCATTTTGAGATAAATTAGGAGCTGCTGCACGTTGTGCTATCTCTTTATTATACTCGGATAATCTTTTATTTTCATCGCGCAGTTCTTTTAACGTATTTGAAAACATCTCATAGCGTTCCCTATAATCTGAAAATTGACTTTCAGTTAATACTTCAGATAACATTCTACGCAACTTAATAACACTTATGTCACTATCCGGTTCAATCGATAAAAATGCCTGACAAATAGCCATAAATAAACAATCACCACCCCCTTGATTTCTAATTACTTTAAAATTATTATTACGATAGTATGATTGAAGCCATGCTTCGTCTTTAATATGGCGATATGCCTTGTTTTCAGCAAGAGATTGTTCTATATTTTGAACAGGAATATTTTTTCTTTTTAAAGGTACATCGGATAAACGCACAGGTGCAAGAGATGCGCGAATAGCTGCTTGTAATGCTGTATCTTCTCCTTCTTCTCCTTCTTCGCCCTCACCTTGCACACCTTTATTTGCAAGAGTCTCAAGAGATTCGAGAGTTTCGAGAGATTTAAGAGAAATAGGTTTTTTACTAACAGCTTTCTTTGAAAGTCCAACATCTGCGACTACATCTGCACCTGTTGGAATATATATCGCTTGCTGAATCAAAGATTTTTTAACAAATGAATATAATAAAGGAGCAGGAGCTTTTTTTAAATTTATATCACCCTCATCATCCATTAATAAAGGAATATCGGTTTGAAATAATTCGTATACCCCAATTTGAGATATAACCTTATCATTCTTAATAAGATAAATAGGATAATATACAATGTTTTGTGATACAAATGTATTTTTAATTTGTCCTATACTTATAATTGTATTAATACCTAAAACAGATGCTTCATACAAGGGGGCTTTATAATTTTCATGTTTTGCATCTGACGAGTCTAATGCTCTTATTTCTGGATAATTAATACTTGGAACAAGCTTTGAACGCACCATTATAATAACTATACATATTAATTTTATATATTTAATTATTTATAGGTATAAATAATTAAAAATTAATGACATAAATAATATAATATATATTCATTTATAACCAATATATATTTATTCATATCCAATATATATTTATACATATCATACATATCATACATATCATATACATCATACACAGTAAATTATATATTAAACAAAATATATGATTACATGTGTTATTATGGGGGGGCTAGGAAATCAATTATTTCAAATTTATACGACGATTGCATTATCGATTGAGACAAAAACCGTCTTCAAATTCCCAATGAATAAGTTAGTATCTGATTCACGAAATAATACATATTGGAGAAGTTTTTTGAAATCTTTGAATAAAAATGTAACAATTGTAGATATTAAAAATGTTAAATTACCTCTTTATAAAGAAAAATATTTTAAATATGATAAAATACAAATTTCACAGGATATTATTAAAAAAACAGGCGGTATTATGTTATATGGTTACTATCAAAGTTATAAATATTTCGATACACACTATAAAACCATATCACAATATATAAATTTAAATGAATCAATACAGGCGGTAAGAAATAGATTTTATAAAAAATATGAAAATAAAAACGTAATATCAATGCATTTTAGAATAGGGGACTATAAATTTTTACAAAATTGTCATCCTATTCTTGGTGTAGATTATTATATAAATAGCATAAATAGTATAAAATCTATTTTAAATAGTTTGAATAGTTTGAATAGTTTGAATAGTTTGAACATGGATAATACAAAATGGACAATTCTATATTTTTGTGAAGATGCGGATTTTGTAGAAGTAGAAACCAAAATAACTAAAATAAAAACAAAATGCATGGAGGATTCTGAATCGCTAATAGAACTAGAGTTTGAACGAGCTAATCCTGAAACCGAATCTGTAATAGAAGATTGGCAAGAATTGTTATTAATGAGTTGTTGTCAGCATAATATAATTGCAAATAGCAGTTTTAGCTGGTGGGCAGCATATTTTAATACTAATCCTCACAAAATAGTGTGTTATCCTGAAACATGGTTTGGTCCGCAATTATCACAACATGATACAAGGGACTTATTTCCTACATCATGGAATAAAATATAATTCACAACATAATTCATTTTTTCAACAACATTGACATGGAAGGAACAGATGAAAGTGAAGGTATTGCAGAAAGTAGCGAGGCATTATTTTTTTGTGTTTTATGTATATGGTGCTGTTGATGCACTAAATGCGGCTTATCTAAATCTTTCATTATATTTTCATAATTTGTTTTTCTTTCTTCAATGTCACTATAATCTTCTCTTTGAACTGCAACAACAGGTGCAAGCATATACCACGTATGTTGTTTTTGTAATTTAATCCAAAATTTATCAATCGCATACACGATATGTTGATCTGGAGTCTTCATCAAATGTTCAACCCCTATTTTTATATTATTAATTAAAATATCATAATATGATTGTTTCACAATATATCCTGTTGTAGTTTGACAATGAGAAACTTGAATACATGTATCATCTATTTTATGGTAAGGAGGGACATTATTTCCCGCGAGTAGCAATACATTCCATTTGCTTTTAATAGAATTATTTTCATGTCCGTGTATACTAAAAAATTTATTTATATGCGATATAAACGTATCATTATTTAAAATTTTTAAATCATCTTCGCAAATCATAACATGAGGCCAATTATTTTGTTTTGCAATTTGTAGACATTTCAAATGACTCATACTGCACCCAATTCTTCCATTTTTTAATTTAATAGCATTGAATCTAATCGGGTGTAAACCAATACTCGTTAGCTGCTCTTCGATGTGTGCTTTTCTATCGGGCCTACATTCTAAATTAATATACAAACAATATTTTATATCGCTAATAGAATGTATGAATGTTGAACTAGAACTCATATTTTATAATCTATTTATAATATAAAAAATAAATATTTTTATATTATTATAACATTCATATTTTATATTATTATATTATTATAACATTCATATTTTATATTATCAAGAATTATCAAGAATTATCAAGAATTATCAAGAATTATCAAGAAAATAAAATAAAAGATGAAAAATATTTATCTCTTTTAAGTTCATCTATTTTTTCTAACATTTTTCTAAATTTTAATACAATATGGTGGTTTGATTCATCTATTTCAAATGAAATAATTTCTTTTATTAATTCCGGTTTAAGAAGTTTCTTTGTTTTGGGGGCTTTCGGTTTTTTAGATGCTTTTGATCCCACCACATCTACTATACCTAATCCATTATTATTGTTTTTAATAATATTATAATAATTAGCAATATGGTTCAACATTTTCATATTATAATTCATCGAATAATCTAATTCTAACATATAAGAATTTTCTATTTTATATTTATTTTTTATTTCACGCATTGTAATCCTATACGTATTTTCTGTTTCATCTTCATTATCGTTATCGTTATCGTTATCGTTATCGTTATCGTTACTACCATCTGATGATGAAGATGATGATGTAAAATGTGTTTTTGAATCTTCGATACCATCATATATATTCGGAGTAGTGCATTCTATTTCATTTTTTTCGGTTATTATACAATCATGTGCATGCAACAACTCATCATAACTACTATCTGCTCTTTTCAATTCTTTGTGTGGTTTACTACATGATTCAAAATCACAAGAATCGTCGGATTCAGTATCATATAATTCGGGATTTCGAGACTTATTATTATTTTTAATTTCTAACCAAATATTATTAATTCTTTGCCATTCTCTTTTATTGTTTTCTTTTACTGTATTATCAACTAACATTTCAAACATAATAATAGTATGTAGTATAATATCTTTACTATTATTATGTTTATATAAATATTTATATTTTTAAATTTATTATTACATTTTTAATACTATTAACATTACCTAAACCTAAACTAATTCTTAAAGCTAGTTAGAAGAAACTTCTTCAAAAATATCCATATGTTTAAAAATAGTCTTGTTTGTTATACTCGGATATTCTTTCATTTTAGGTTTTAAAATAGTAATAAATTCAATATTCTTAATAATACCATCCCATGTTTCTTTTAATGAGTCGTCTTTTGTTAAAAAATCTTTGGATTTGGTTATAATAATAAACAAATTTTCAGTCAACTCTTCAACTTCATTTGATTTATCTGTTTTGCGTATATAGTTCATTATAAGTGTTTGCAATTGTTTTATAATATCAATAATTTCTTCCTTGTCAATAATATTATTTATCATCAAATTAACTACAAATAAGCTCATAGCTCTTCGTTTATCGTTTGTTTTTGTATACTCGCAAAATTTATCATAATTTTTCTTATGGTCTACAAATTCAATAGACTCAAATAAATTCATAAACTCTTTAAAATTATCTTCAAATATTTTCTTAAATATATCATAATCGCTCATTAAAGATTTGAATAACCTCGCATATAATGCTGAATAAAAACTATTAGAACTAGCAATATTAAAAATTTCACGCCCAATCTTCATCATATTTTCTTGAGATGTATCATGATTAATTAACTGAGAAATTTCCGCCTTAATATCCTTCACCATTGCTTCTTCATTCATGTCCGTAATTTTATTTAAATATCCTCTAATATTTTCCATATTCTTTTCAATTCCCTCACTAACATATTTTTGTGTTGTTTGAAAAGCACGTATTACATCCCAATCTTCATCAGTAATCTCAGATGTTTTAGATTTTGTTTTTTTAAAACCACCACCACCACCAATCATACTTCCCATTCCCATAGAAATTCTTCCCTCCTTTTTTAAAAAAATAGGAGTTTTTATATAAGTCGGGGCACCAACCTGTTCAGACAATTTTGATATTATATCCAATGTTTCTTGTGATAAAATACAAGTAAAACCCGCATTTGTTATATCTTCATAATCAGAAATAGTATATTGTTTTGTAATTTTTAACGGTAAAGTAGTAGTCATAAAATCCTAATATTATATATTAACAATTGTTTATATCTATTTTAATATAATTAATCTTTTTATATATAATATATAATATATAAATAATATGTGCTATACAAATAATATAAAAATAATATACAATATTACATACAAATAATATAAAAATAATATACAAATAAAATAATATACAAATAATATAGTAATTAACATTATGTCGAACTCATTGTGTGTTGTTGCAATTTTTACACCTTTGCACATTTAAAACGCCGATTTTTTTTAAATATGCAAATTATAAATAATTTTTTAATGTTTTTCTTCTGTTAGAAGGTTTCTTACTATATTTCTTTGTTCTATTATAAGTTCCTTTAATTATATTCTCATATTTTTCTTTTGGTATATCTTTAATGACTTTTCTATATTATTTTTTAATTCTTTATGTGTTAAACCATCTAATTTTTGTAATCTTGATTTCATCATACTAAAGTAATTTTCTATACTATTTGTAAAATGTTGATAAGGAACTGAATATAATAATTTATTATGTTTATTTAGTAATTCTTTTATTTTTTCATTCCTATGACTACTTGCATTATCTAAAATTATTAACTTATTTTTGTATTTTTTTGTAATATGTTTTTCTAAAAATTCATATAACCTATCACTATCAATTCCACCTTTTTCATATAAATCCCAACCTAATACTCCATTATAAGAAATAGCAAATATACCTGTGTATTTTTTGAATACTTCTTGTGATTGAGTTTTTATTACACATCTTTTACCTAACTCACTATAACATTGATGTCTTTTTTGAAGACCACTTATAGATGTTTCGTCAATACATATAATGTCTTCTAATTTATGTTTTTTAATTTCATCGTAGAATTCTTTTAATTTTTGATTAATATTTATTTCTTTACCAAATCTTTTTTCAGGTTCATGTCGTATTCTTGTTATTTTTAAAGTTATATTATTATCATTAACAATCCTGTTGATATGAAACCTACTTAATTCAATCTTGAATTTATCTTTTAATTTATGCTTTAATTCAGTCATAGTTATGGTTTTATTTTTATTGATTTCATATAATAAAAATTTAACATGTTCTTTATGAACTTTGTATGCAACTGGTTTTCTATTTTCTCTCTTTATTTCACCTTCTTTTTCATATTTTTCAACCCATCTCATTAAACTTCTTGGACTACATTTGAATATTTTACATACATCTATTTGTGATTTATCGCCAACTAAATAGTATTCAACAGCAGATAATTTATAATCCTCACTTTTATGTTTTGATGTCATTTATATTAAATATTATGACATAAAATATTTAAAATTATATTATAATATTATTATAGTAAATATAATGAATGAAGAAATATATAAATTAAAACTTGAAATAGAAGAACTTAAAAATAAAAATAATGAATTAGAAGAAAAATTAAAATCATATACCAATCCAACACGGAATAAAAAATATTATGAAAAAAATAGTGAATTAGTAAAAGAAAAAGCTAAAAATTATATGGAAAAAATAAAAGAAACTAATCCAGAAAAATTAAAAGAATGGAGACATCAAGCATATTTAAATCGTAAGGCAAAATTAAAAGCACAGCAGGAAAATAAATAAAAATAAATTATATCAACAAAAATGTAAAAAAAGATTTTTACATTTTTTTATTATTATAAGAA